CCTCGGCGCGTTCTTCGGCACAGAAATGCGACTGGCAGAGCCGCGTATTAACGAGCGTGTAGTCTTTACGGAGGGGTATCCGGTACACACGGCGTGGGATTTGGGCTATCGAGACGACACGGCGATATGGTGGTATCAGGTCGTGTCCGGCGAGGTGCGCGTCATCGACTTCTTCGCAGTCTCGGGCGCAGACATCCGCGCTATCGCAGAGGTAGTCGTTAACAAGGGTTATACCTACGGCAAACATCACCTACCGCACGACGCACGCGCCAAGAGCCTACAAACGGGTCGCAGCATCGTCGAGCAACTGGCTGACCACCTCGGAATAGCCAAACTATCCGTGGTGCCTGACATTGGCGTACAAGACGGAATCCAAGCAATTCGTCAAATGTTGCCCCGAACGTGGTTTAATTCCGTAAAATGTAGTGACGGGATAGAGGCCTTGCGCCAATATCAACGCGACTATAGTGAAGATACGAAATCGTTCAGGGCATCACCCAAACATGATTGGACATCACACCCTGCTGACGCTTTTCGAATGTTGGCGGTTGCGTGGAGGGCTGAACCGTCTACGCAAAAGCAGTTGCAGAACAAGACCTTGATTGTTGGGCCACAGAACGAGGTTACCTTGAACGATATGTGGCAGGTTCACGAACATAGCGTTTCTAAGAGGGCGAGAATATGAGTGGCGTAAATCTTCCGTACCAGTATCCCTACGAGACCGTTGCTGTCTCGCAGACCGCGCAGGTGCTTGGCACTACGGGCGCGGCAAACGATTACCTGCATCGCATCGTGGTGACGGTATCAACCGCCGCGACATCAACGGTGAGCATTATCGACGGCAGCACGACCGTGCTTGCTATCCCTGCCAACACGCCAATCGGTGTGTATAGCCTTGACCTCGGACTCAACGCGGCTGTTGGGCCGTGGAAGGTGACGACGGGTGCAGGCGCTGCTGTGTTGGCGGTTGGGCTGTTTAGCAAATGAACCGTAAGCCCGGACTCTACGCCAACATCCTAGCGAAGCAGGAGCGCATCGCAGCCGGTAGCGGCGAGAGGATGCGTAAGCCGGGGACAGAGGGTGCGCCGACTGCAAAGGCGTTCCGCGAGTCTGCCAAGACCGCCAAACCCGAGAAGAAGGGTTACTGATGAGCGCAGCGTGGCAGCGGAAGGAAGGCAAGAACCCAAAGGGTGGCCTCAACGCAAAGGGCCGCGCTTCGTATAAGGCCGAGACGGGCGGCACGCTGAAGCCTCCGGTGAAGAAGGGCGACAACCCGCGTCGCGCATCGTTCCTCGCACGGATGGCAGGCACGGCGGGGCCGATGGAGAAGAACGGCGAGCCTACCCGCCTCGCGCTCGCGCTGCGTGCATGGGGTGCATCGAGCAAGGAAGATGCACGGGCAAAGGCAAGCGCCATCTCTGCGCGAAACAAGAAGGATTAAACGATGGACGAACGCGCAAGTCGAGAACTCGAGAAATAGTTGCGGATTATCGGCACTTACGAAAACGAGTTTTCCAAGTGGCAGGCACGGGTAAAGAAACTGGTTAAGCGGTACCGCGACGACACTAGAGGTGCTGGCGGTAACGAGACGGCTAAGTTCAACATCCTGTGGTCAAACGTGCAGACGCTTGTCCCTGCCGTCTACGCCAAACTGCCGCAGGCTGATGTGCAGCGTCGGTTCGGTGATAACGACCCCGTTGGTCGTGTTGCGGCACGGTTAATCGAACGCGCCATCGACTTTGAGATTGAGCATTACCCCGACTTTCGCGCAACCATGAAATACGATGTCGAGGACAGGTTCCTCGGCGGTCGCGGCACGGCGTGGGTGCGGTATGAGCCTCACGTTGCGCCCATTGGCATTGAGGATGATGGGGTGTCTATTACCTCTGCCGTCGAAGCAGGCGAGGATGCACCGCCGCCGCTTGAGCAGATTGAGTACGAACGCGCTCCCGTTGACTATGTGCATTGGATGGACTTTGGACACTCGCAGGGCCGTACTTGGGAGGAGGTAAGTCAGGTATGGCGGTGGGTTTATATGACCCGCGAAGCTCTTGTGGAGAGGTTTGGCGAGGAGATGGCGCGTCAGATACCGACCGACCAAGGCCCGGAGATGCTCAACGCTTACCGCGACAGCAAACGGCAGTACAACCTGTCGAAAATCTGCGAGTTGTGGGATAAGGAGACGCTGAAGGTCTATTGGATTTCAAAGGGCATGAGTCATGTCATTGACGTGCGCGATGACCCGCTAAACCTCGAAGGGTTCTATCCCTGCCCGAAACCGTTATACGCAACGATGACCTCGGACAGCCTCGTGCCGGTGCCCGATTTCGTGCTGTACCAAGACCAAGCAATGGAGTTGGACATCCTGTCCGACCGCATTGACGGGTTAATCAAGGCGCTGCGGGTGCGTGGCGTGTATGACGCAAGTCAACCGGCGTTGCAGCGACTGATGACCGAAGGGGACAACAACAGCCTTATCCCGGTAGACAAGTGGGCGGCGTTCTCGGAGAAGGGCGGCTTGAGGGGTAGCGTTGACCTGTTGCCGCTCGACACCATCGCGCAGGCGCTCATCCAATGCTATCAGGCACGGTCTGATATCAAGGCGCAGATATACGAAATCACGGGTATTAGCGACATCATCCGTGGAGTGTCTGCCGCATCGGAGACGGCAACGGCGCAGCAGATTAAGGGTCAGTACGCTGGCTTGCGGTTGCGCTCGCTGCAAGAGGATGTGGCGCTCTTTGCGACGGAGGTTATTAGGCTCAAGGCGCAGGTCATGTGTATGCGGTACCAACCGCAGACCATCCTCGCCTACTCTGCCGCCGAACAGATGTCGGATGCTGATAAGGCGCTTATCCCGCAGGCGCTGGAACTTATCCGCGAAAAGCCGCTGCGTAACTTCCGCATCGACATTGCCTCTGACAGCCTCGTGCAGATTGATGAATCGCAGGAACGGCAGGACAGGCTTCAGTTTATGCAAGCCTTCGGTGGTTTCTTGCAGCAGGCGTTACCGGTTGGTCAAGCCTCGCCGGAACTTGTTCCGGTTATGATGGACTTGCTTAAGTATGGCGTGCAGGCGTTCAAGGCGGCTCGACCGCTTGAGGGCAGCATTGACGCAGCGTTGGAGCAACTGAAGCAGGTTGCCGCGCAGCCGCGTGAGAACCCTGCCGCGCAACAGGCTCAGATGGTGGCGCAGGCTGAACAGGCTAAGTCGCAGATGTTCATGCAGTTGGAGCAGGCTAAGTTGCAGCAGACATCGCAGGTTGAGACGATGAAGGCGCAGAACGACCAGAACCTAGAACAGATGAAGCAGCAGTTTGAGGCGCAACTTGCACAACAGAAAATCGCCGCCGAGCAGCAGATGGCGAAGTACAAAGCCGACTTGGACGCTGCAACCAAAATTATGGTGGCACGCATCGCCGCAAATCCCGGTCTCGACATCCCCGCAATCGAACAGCAGCAGGGTGTCACCGAGCGCGTCATGCAGGACATGGGCGGTGAGGTAAGGCAGGCGATGCAAAACCTCGTGGCACTTTACGGTCAGATGGCATCGTCAAACGACGAGAACATGAAGGGCGTGCGTTCTGCGCTTACTACGCTGACCGCCCCCAAGCGCATCGTTCGCGGCCCTGATGGTAGGGCTGTGGGTGTAGAAGCGGTGCAACAAGCCCTTGAACTGGAGCCGCGTCTGCAATGATTACGACGACTAAAGGGATGATGGACGAAACTCTGCTAGACAAGCGCGAGGGCGAGGTTAACAACAACCACGAGCATACGCAGTGGGTGGAATACTGGCATGAGGGCGAGTTGGTACATCGGTCTGTCCATGTTCAATTAAAGGAAACCCCGGCTCTCTTTGGCGAATTGGAGAAATTCTGATGGCTAACACACAGGCAATGTGTACTTCGTTTAAGGTCGAAATCCTCGGTGGCGTACACGCCATTGGCACCCCGCCGACTCGGGCAAACACTAACAAAGACACCTTCAAGGCGGCGTTGTACCTTGCCAGCGCGACGGTTAACGCCTCTACAACCGACTATAGTGCTACTGGTGAGGTTTCAGGAACAGGGTATAGCGCAGGTGGGGTTACGGTCACAAATGCCACAGCGCCTACCTCAACGGGTACCACGGCGTTCTATACGCCCTCTGCCTCGCTGACCTATTCCGCTGTGACGCTGACAACGGCGTTTGACGCTGTACTGATATACAACAGCACGCAGGCTAACAAAGCGGTTGCGGTCTACACGTTCGGTTCGCAGACGGTAACCTCGGGTAACTTTATTTTGACCATGCCCGTTAGCGATGCATCAACCGCACTTTTGCGGATTGCGTGATGAGCCGTGGCGCAGGGGCCGTGGAACACAGGGACATGGGATGACGCGGAATGGGACAGTCTCCCGGTCACAAGCGTCACCGGAACCGGTGGCGTCGGTAGCCTTGGCACTTCGCAAACCGTTGCGCTCACGGGCGCTGCTGCAACAGGCGAAACGGGAGGCTTGGGAGCAGGCATTACGGCGAGCCTTACGGGTGTCAGCGCCGTTGGAGTCGTTGGAGATGAAACCGATTCGGTCGAGGTTGCCCTTACCGGTGTGGGAGCATCTGGTGAAACAGGTTCTCTCAACCTTCAAGGAGAGGTTGCGCTTACCGGTGAGCAGGCATCTGGTCAGACAGGGGTTATCAACCCTCAAGGACAAGTTGCAATTACCGGGGTGGAGGCGACTGGGGCAACAGGAACCCTCACAGCCTCCATCGAACCCGTCATCATCATCCTTACCGACTCGCACGAAGGCGATAAAAAGCGTAAGAAAAATTGGGACGAAGAAAAAGCAAAGCGCGAAAGGCGTAAGCAAGAGTTAATCACGGTTTACGAACAACTGCATGAAACACGACCGGAAATTGCAGAGAGGATTGTCGAGCCGCATTTAACTGTTAACATTAAGCAACCTACGGTTAACTGGGATGCCTTGTTAGGCGACCTAGACCGAGTTGAAAGGCTGATGCAAGAGCATCAAGAGATGGACGACGAGGAAGTATTGTTGCTGCTATGAAACGAACTTATGTAATGGTCGATGGTGAGTTTGTTGAGCGCAAGCGTGACGCAAGCGGTCGCAGTCACTACATTCTCCCGGACATAGCGCCTTATCAGTCGATGATTGACGGGCGCATGATTACCTCCCGTTCACACCACCGTCAGCATTTAAAGGCTAACGGCTGCGTGGAGGTTGGTAACGAAGACCCGACCAAGTTTGTCACCAAGCAAACACCCAAGAACAATCGAGTGGATGTGCTGCGTCACCAGTTGGCGAGCATGACCCACTCAGACGCTAACCGGTTGTTATCGCGATTGCGCGATGAAGTCCGATTTACCCACGACCCCCACAGGAGACGGTAATGGAACAGGCCCCACAGGTAGAGACTATCGACCGCAAGGAGTTGCTCGAACAGCAGTTTGAGCAGAGCGAGGAAACTTCCGCACAGGAACGGGACGGGCAGGGGCGTTTTGCCGAAGCGCAAGAACAGCCTGTAGAAGCCGCCGATGAACCCCTGTGGCGTAAAGCGCCTGCTTCGTGGAAGAAGGAGTACCACGAGCATTGGGCGAAGGCTGACCCCAAGATGCAGGAATACGCATGGCAGCGCGAGGAACAGATGAAGCGCGGTGTAGAACCGCTGCTCTCTAAGGCGCAGTTTGCCGATGCGATGAATG